GACCGCTCAACGTAAAGCTGCCAGCGTTGGTGCCGATGCGGTAGTCGCGGATAGACCCTGCCCCATAGCCGCTCAGCGTCACACTGCCAACAGCACCCTTAATGGCTTTGGTGTACTTCAGTGCTGCTGCTTGACCAGTAGTGCTCAGCGCACCGGCATCAGCAGCAAGGCGAACAGCCACTGTGAGCTCAGTCTTCGTCACCAACACCGCCGTACCGGTGGGTCGCGTCAGCGAATAATCCAGCGCCGTCACACTCAGAGCAGTCCTAGTGCCCGCCACTAACGGCACCCGCTCATTCACATAAGGCACCAAAGCCGTTGGCGCGATGCTCTGCGCATAACTCGGCGCTTGACCGGTGGGCAGACTTGCAAACACTGCCCCTGGCGCTGTCGGATCAAAACCACTAGGGGTGGTGGTGCTATTGGCCGCTGCACCTGTCCCATTCGTCACGGTCGGGTCACTCGGAAGGCTGGTAATGCCAGGAGCAACCGGCATCCAAAAGGTGCCACTACCGCTGACTGCACCGGCAAACAACGCATCCATGGCCCCGAGGATCCCGTCGCTGTTAAAGCTCCAGCTCAAGCCATTTGCCTTGTAGGCAGCCGTCAGTCCTTCCGCTTGCAAGTAAACCGAGCTCAACGGATACAGCGGCATCACATATGCAGGCACCTGCAGCGATACACCTGCACGGTTGCCATACATCACAGCATTCTGTGTGCGGGCATAGCGCATCGCTTGGATCATTGCATTGCTGCCCTTGAACTCATACCCGTTGCTGGCGGTCCAAACAACCGCATCGTCAGATGCAAGCGGCATCTGCAACTCGGTCTTGGGCTTGGTTTCTACGGTGGTGTTCTCTTGCTCAAGCTCAGTTTCCTGCTGACCTTCATCGTTGGTAGCGCCAACTGGTGGCTGCTTTTCCTCCAGAGCTTCTTGACGTGCTTCTGTCCGTGGCCGCTGCTGGATGCCAAAGGTCCGATCCTGTTGGATTGCAATGCTGGTGCCTTCAAACACCAGACGCTTGGCCGTTGCCAGCAGATCATTCAAGCCGTTCAAATCAGTGGTGACCTGTCCCTTTTCGGCTGTGTCCTGCTGGCCGTTCTGCGTTAAGCCATAGGCCAAGTAGCGATCCGTTCTGGTCTTTGTCTGTCCCTCTGGCTGGTTGGTGTCGTAGGTGATTACCGTGCGCTCGGCTTCGTACTCGCCAGTAGGCAGGGTGTTGAAATCAAACTCACCCCAGTCAATACCGCTGATGTTGAGCTTGCCGATCAAAGCCTTAATCGGCTCAAAGCGCTTGACCGTCTGACTGACTTGCTGCTTTTCAACCCGCTTGTTCTTGGCTGCATCTTCATCGGCTACACGCTCCACACCATCGGGGTCAGGGCATAGCCGGTCAGGGTCCAGCGGCAACGAGTCAGCTGTCGTTTCCTGCTTGATCAGCTCATACTCAAGGTATTCCTCGGTGCGAAAGAGCAGCTCCTGCCGAGCAACCTGTGGCAGCAAACGCAGCTCCTCAACATTGTTTGCCTCAAACAGCGCGTTGAGCTTGGCCTGCAAAATCGAACCTAGTTCACCGGCAAATATCCGTTCCTCATTGGTGATTGCCTTGATCTTGTAATCGCTTTCGTCGTAGTAGGTAAGCGTGACGCTGCGTGGGTTATGCGTAACGCTCAGCGTGTAGACGACTGCACCATCGTCATCTTGCACGAAGAAGTCATACTCTTGGTCGTAGGTGACCGCTTCATCTCGTTCCCAGTCGCGCAGCTCCTTGTCTTCAGCTGCTGCATCCAACTCTTCCTGCGCTGCGGCTTGTTCCTCAGCTGTGGCAGCAGGGTCTTCCAGCACCGCCTCAGCAGCTTCCTCTGCATCCAACTCCTCCTGTGCCTTGTCTGCAGCGGTCTGCTCCAAGCGCTTAGCGTCAAAGGTGACTGTCACCACCTGACCAGGCAGCACACCGCTGTTGATGCCGTTCAACTCGATGACGCTGCTTTGATCCAGCAACGGCCCAGTGCCGGTGCCATCCCAACCACGCAACACCAGCGTCTCGTTTTCGTTGAGGTAGCCAAAAAGTGACTCGCTGCTGATCAGCTGATCCAGCACCGAAACGTAGCCAGCGCTTAGGTCAAAATCGTCCTGATAGGTATTAGTGAGAACACCGCTATAAGCCAAACCCAAGGCAGCGCAGCATTTCTGCAGCACTGAACTGGCGTTGATGCCCATTGGGGCGCGGTTCATTACCTTGGCCGGTGCTAGCGCGTATTCCTCCCTTACCGTCAACTGACTGGCAGCTTTCGGGTCTGAGAAGTTAAAAGGCTTGGCACCCTCCTTGGGCAGGTAGCACTGATCAACTGACTGCCAGTCAAAGTCCTCGCTTGGGTAGTTTTCTGGCTCTGGGCCGTTGCTACCGTCTTCTGCTGGCTGCTCTTCATCAGCTTTCTGGCCCTTCAAATTGGCGAGATACACCAACTTGTCACCAAGCTGAACCGTGGTCTGGCGCGTAAAAGGGTTGGCAAAACTACTTAAGACCCGCAGCGTGCGAGGTAGACGCACGATGGTGCCGTCACGCTCCCAACCGACGTAGACAACGCTGCCTACAGCTGGTGTGCTCAATCCCTGCAGCACAAGCTGGCCACGGCAACTGATCAAGCCTTGGCCAATGCTCAGCGCTTCGTCGGCGATGTTGCCGCTGATGATCGTGCCGAGGTTGCAGAAGACATGAGCGCGAACATCAACGGTCATTGGGCAACTCCAACGCTCAGTGTCACCGTGTAGGTGATGACCTTGAGGCCATTCACCACGTCATTAGCTGCACTGGCCGTTGGTGCGCCAACAGGGAAATAGGCACCTGCTGCTGGTGTGGTGCCGATGGTGCTCTCAAACCAGCTCTGCAAGGCACTCCATCCTGAAGCGTCGGTTTCGCCTTCCAGCGCATATACCTTGGTTGCCGTAAGCGGCCCGGTCAGGTAGCTGGTGCCAGCAGCGGTGAGCTGCATCTGCGGCAAATCCTGATAGGTGACAGGCGGCCGCAATAGCGTCAGAGTGCAACTGCCAAGGGTGAAGGTTCCAAGAGCGGGGCGATCTTCCGCGCTCTTGGCCTTTTCTTCCTGGCGTAAAGCAACCTGCAGCGCTTGTGCTGCATCCACCAGCTCCACACTGGCAGAGATGTACGGGCCGGCTTGCTCACCGCTCGGCGCACTGGTAAACCAGCAAGCAACACCGCTCCAAGTGATGCCGTTGGCATGGGCAGTGAAGGAGACGGTTGTACCGACGCTGTTGGCAGCAACGCTGTCTGGGTCTTGGATTCGGGCGTCACGCCAAGTGTTGTAGACGCTCAGCAACGACTGCCACTCACTGGCGGTCAGTAATCCGCTGATCGACCACCGCCTTGCGGTCAAACCATCGCGTGTGCTGCTTTCCTCGTAACCAAAGGGTTGAGCGAGGAGCTTGCTGGTGGTGAAAGCGCCGATGGAAAGAGTCATGGCTTAACCCAGTTGAACGTCGTAGGCGCCGGTGTTGGCATTCACGGCGACGTTTACGGACCAGTCCTTTTTAGTGAGTTTTGCAACATTCTTGGAAAGTTGGTCATTGACACTTACAAGTTTGGAGCTGGCATCACCGAGGTTTTGTCCTGCCTTAAAAATAGACCTTGCTTGTCCTGCAGCCGAGAGCAAGTCCTTGTCTTTTAGGCCAGATACTTTTGACGGGTTGAATATACCGGCATCAACAGCACGTCGCAAATCTGCTCTAGCCTGGCTAAGCAAGTCGTTTTTTACATTACCTGAAAGCAGGTCAAAAGATCCTTCAAGAGCGCCACGAAAAGCATCTGCAGCTGATTCAAAGTCCTTGCGAGCAGATGATGCGGCGTCGGCAAGCTTTTTATTCGCGTCGCTAATGCTTTTATTGTAAGTGTTGCCGGCATCAATCAAGGCGTTATTGCCTTTGGCGCGTGCTAGTTCAAGTTCCTGCTGAGCAATCACCTGCTCGTTGAGAATCTTTTGGAAATCAGGGCTATCAACACCAACACCTGTGCCGCGCAGCTCCTCCAGCTGAGCGCCAAGTACGCGCACCCTATCTTCTGCAGCGGCGGTGGTTTCCTCAATGCCGAGCTTTTGCTTTAGAAACTCCTTGTAAGGGCCTTCGGCAACGCGAGCGAGCTGGTTTTCGGCGTCAATCTGCCGCTGGATGGCTTCTAAGCCGATGCCAAGCTCTGCATTCTGACGCTGGATTGCTGCCACCTTTGTAGTATCAGCAGCACCAGAAGGCGAGAGGCTGGTGTTACTCAGCAGCTGCTTGAATTGTTCAAAGGCAGCTTCCGCTTCAGCTTTCGCTTCCTTGGTCGCAGTACCAACACCCTGCAACGTCTTCTCAAGAACAACTGCGGCACCAGCACTTGCGGCAATCGCTCCAGCGAGAATCGCCCAGCCTTTAGGGCCTTGCAATGCCAGCACTGCCGCCTGAGCAGTGGCAACAGCTTTGCTGGCAATAGACCAAGCTTTCATGGCAGCCTGCACCGCCAAGATGCCGGCCACAAATGGCGCCAATGTTCGGCCGATTTGAACAACCCCTTGACCAACACCAATCAAGGCCTGCTGGTTCTCTTCCAGAAACCCCTTAAAGGCAACCAAGCCAGCCGCCGTGGCTTGAAGAACCCCTAGCAACGGTGGACCGAGGGCTGCTGCGGCTTGCGCTTTGACGTTCTCAAATGCAATGCCAATCTGCTCTACTTCCGTGCGACCAGGCACAGCGGCTGTAGCCAGCTGCTTGGCGGCATTAAACACAATGTCGCTGGTAATCTTGCCTTCCGATCCAAGCTTGCGCAGTTGGCCAACATTGACATTGAGCTGGCCCGCAATGGCCTGAGCAAAAGCTGGTAACTGCTCCAGCACAGAACGCAGCTCATCACC